CATCGGCAAGAAGCAACTCGGAGAGCCGATCACCTTTGCTGGCATCCAGTCGGTGCGCAGCAAGGCCAAGGAGCTGGGCCATATCGATCTGGTCATCATCGACGAGTGCCACCTGGTCAACCACAAGGACGAGGGTGGATACCGCAAGCTGCTGGCCGAGTTGAAGGCAATCAATCCTGCGCTGCGCGTGATTGGCCTCACGGCCACGCCTTACCGCCTGGGGCACGGACTGATAACCGATAAGCCTGCCCTGTTCGATGCCCTGATCGAGCCTGTGAGCATCGAGGAGCTGGTCTTTAAGGGTTATCTAGCCACCTTGCGGTCCAAGGTCACCAGGGCCAAGCTGGATGTGACTGGCGTGCACAAGCGTGGGGGCGAGTTCATCGAGGCCGAGCTGCAGGCGGCAGTCGATACCGACGACAACAACCAGCGAGTGGTGCGCGAGGTAATTGATCTGGCAGGCGAGCGTAAGGCCTGGCTGGTGTTCTGTACAGGTGTCAAGCACGCCCAGCACGTAGCCGAAGTCCTACAACAGCAAGGCATTGCCGCTGACTGCGTAACGGGTGAAACGCCGAAGAAGGAACGTGAGCGAATGCTTTCTGACTTCAAGGCTGGCCGCCTACGCGCCTTGACCAATGCTAACGTGCTGACCACCGGCTTTGACTACCCCGACATCGATTTGATCGCCATGCTGCGCCCGACCATGTCGGCCAGTCTGTACGTCCAGATGGCAGGCCGAGGCATGAGGGTCAAGAGCCACACCGATCACTGCCTGGTGCTGGACTTCGCTGGAGTGGTGGCCACGCACGGGCCGATCACGGCTGTGCAGCCACCCAAGAAGGCAGGAGACGGCAACGGTGAAGCGCCGGTGAAGGTCTGCGACAACTGCGGTGAGCTGTGCGCCATTTCGGTGGCCAACTGCCCTGCCTGCGGCCATGCCTTTCCAGAGCCTGAGCGCAAGAAGCTGGAGCTGCGCGACGACGACATCATGGGCCTGGAAGGCAAAGACCTCGAGGTGACGAGCTGGAACTGGCGCAGGCACATCAGCAAGGCCAGCGGCAAGGAGATGTTGTCCTGCACATACTATGGCAGCCTGTCCGACAAGCCCATCACCGAGTACCTGCCGGTGCTGCACGATGGCTATGCTGGAGAGCGTGCGATGCAGCAGCTCTTCAAGATGGCCAACTCATCAGGAGCGCATCTGGCCGAGGCTGAGCGCATGGGCGATAGCGAAGGGCTGGAATACTTGGCCGCGCAGATGAATGGCAGCATGCCGCCAAAAGCCATTGAGTACCGCATGGACGGGAAGTTTCACCGAGTCATCAAGAGGAGCTGGGCATGAGCCGAGGCAAAGCCCTGCCGCACTACGGCAAGATTGGTGTGGCCAGCCTGTCCAGTGAGGTCAAGGCCATCTGGTACAGCCGCCACATCGAGCCAGAGCCGTGCGAGCCGGTTGACACCCACTGGCCGACCTGCACCGATCCTGACCTGGTTCTGCGCCAAGACTTCGCCAGGCGTCTGGTGGCCATCACGCCACTGACAGAGATGGAGGAGTGGGCTGTGGCGCTGTGCGTGCTGGACAACTGCACGCTGCGCGAAGCAGGCCAGGAGATGGACCGGACACAGGAGCGTGTGCGCCAGATTTTGATGAAGGCCATGCGCAAGTTTCGGACATGCCAGGTTGCGCTGACTGGTGTGCCTGGGTATGCAGTGGACACCAGGGACATGACCTGGTCTTTTTGGAAATACGAGCAAAGGAGAAGCAGATGAGCAACATCACAGCCTTGCGTGGTGGGTCTATACCAACCAGCGAGCCAAATGAGGGACTGATTGCTGCACTCAAAGACATTCTGGCCGACGCTGAATCTGGCCGCTTGCAGTCCTTCTTTGCGGCAGGCTTTCTTAATGACGGACTGCGAATGTCCTGCGTACTTGGTGAGCATTCCAATGTCTACGAGGTAATCGGCTCCATTGAGATGCTCAAGATCGACTATATCAACAACCACACGGAGAGACTATGACCACCAGACCACCAGAGCCACAATTCCTGCTTGACTATCGCCAATGGGTGCAGTCTGGGCCGCCGAAGTGCTGCCACACCTGCGAGCATTTCAGCCAGGAGGGCCATTGCTCGGTCTTTGACATGAGGCCGCCAGGCGAGTTTGCTGACGAGGTGAATGCCTGCGAGAAGTGGGAGTTTGCATGTCCATTTTGATGGACAAGATCACCATAGAAGAACTGTGCGCACGAGTCGAATATGACGCATCAAGCGGCAAGTTCACATGGTTGCATTGCGACGCATGCAGACCATGCTGGAACTCTCGATTTGCTGGGAAGCAAGCGCTCTGCGCACCACATTCAAACGGCTATTTGTTTGGTGCAATAGCCAATCAGAAACTGTTTGCGCATCGTGCTGCCTGGGCATTGCACCATGGCCATTGGCCAGATGGAGAGATTGACCACATCAATCACAACAAGACAGACAACAGGATTGCCAACCTGCGGGTTGTTCAAAGAACGCAGAACGCCATGAATCTGTCGAAATCAAGGCGCAACTCATCTGGCGTGACTGGTGTTTTCAAACACACACAGACCGGACGATGGCAGGCACAGATTCGCATCGAAAGAAGGTCGATGCACTTGGGTTCATTTGAGTCGTTTGATGACGCAGTTGCAGCACGCAGAAAGGCAGAGGAGCAGCATGGCTTCCACAAAAACCACGGCATCTGAGGCAGCGCCTTCAGAACATTTTGAGCAGCGCGAGCTGGTGCGCTGGTTTCGGCAGACCTGGCCAGACGTGCGCATCTTTGCCATTCCGAATGGCGGTGCACGCAGCCCTGCCACCGCTGGCCGCCTGAAGGCCGAAGGCGTGGCCTCTGGCGTGCCTGACCTGTTCGTGCCTGCCTGGAGCCTGTGGGTCGAGATGAAACGCAGCAAAGGCGGCAGCCTCAGTGCCGAGCAAAAAGACTGGATTGCATATCTCGAAAGTGTTGGATTCTGTTGTATAGTGGGAAAAGGTGCTGGTCATGCAAAAGAGCAGATCAGCGCTTTTTTCACCAACCACATAGGAAACACATGACCACGCGCATCTATGTCGTCACCGACACCGAAACCAACAAGCACCGCCTGATTCGTGCAGCCAACCAAGCCCAGGCCATCAAGTACGCAGCCCAGACCAGATTCGACATCGAGGTGGCTGGCCAGGACGATCTGGTGAGCCTGCTGACGCACGGCATCCCTGTGGAGCTGGCCACCGGCCAGGCCACCGCAGACATGTTCGAGGATGTGGTCACCAATGCTGGGGGCACGGACTGATGGCCGCCGCAGACGCCAAGACCAAGGATCGTTACATGACGATCCGCATCCCAGCAGATGTTGAGCTGGCGCTGCGCCGCCAGGCCGAGCAAGACACCAGGACGCTGGCCGCCCAGGTGCTGCACTACATCAAGCAGGGTCTGGCCGACGAAAACAAGAAGGTGGCTGCATGAAGTGCCCTGTCTGCGGCACCTGGACGCTGGTGAAAGAAACTCGCCAGCGTGCAGAGAACGCCAAATATCGCCGATATGAGTGCGCCAATGAACACCGATTCACAACGCTCGAGAAGGTGGCCAAGATCATCGCTGCGAAAAAGGCAAAAGACTAGGGTTTGTCCCTATTTGCATAGATTGTGTGAAATCGTGGTAAGATGCAGTCATCGCAACCAACCAGCAAGGAGCTGAACGTGAGCAGACTGATCGAAACCTACCGCAAGTGCCCATCGCCCAGCAACAGGGCCAAGCTGCAGGCTTACCTGCAAAAGCACATGATGGCCGTGTGCATGGCCACCGAACAAGAGATTGCCTTCCTGAAGGCCCATGAGTTCAAAATCTAAGGAGACCACCATGCAAGCCCCACAACATCAGCAACCCTCTTGGCTGGCCACCAAGCCAAGCCTGCTCAATCCCAACTGGCGCTACGTGCCAGCAGCGTTCACCAACATCATGGATCGCTTTCGCGCAATGGGTTGGGTGCCACCTTCGGAGGCCAAGAAATGAAGAAGATTCTCAACCTGGCGCTGGCCACCTTGATCGGCACTGCCTTGGCTCTCCTGCTCATGGAGTGGATGGTCGGCTGCGGTGAGACCTACATCGACTCCA